CACTAATTGACCAAGAAGATTATCAAAAAATATTCAATACTCGTTTAAGAGAAGATTCTCAAGCCGCGGGCAAGTGGGAAACGGCCCAAGGTGGTGAATATTATGCAGCCGGTGTCGGCGGTTCAATCACAGGTCGTGGTGCTGATTTGTTAATTATTGATGATCCGCACTCGGAGCAAGACGCAATGAATCCTGCTTCATATGACAGAGTTTATGAATGGTATACCTCTGGACCGCGGCAAAGGCTTCAACCTGGAGGTAGAATTATTGTCGTTATGACAAGATGGAGTGTAGCTGACCTAACAGGTAAATTAATGAAAGCACAAAAAGAACCCAAGTCAGACCAGTGGGAAGTAATCGAATTTCCGGCAATTTTGCCTTCTGGAAAACCCGTTTGGCCAGGATATTGGAAAATTGAAGAATTAGAGGCGGTAAAAGCATCAGTTAGTCTACTAAAATGGAACGCACAGTACCAGCAGAACCCAACCAGCGCTGAAGGAAGCATAATTAAGCGCGAATGGTGGAAAAAATGGCCACACGACAAATTACCAGCGCTAAAACACGTAATTCAGTCATATGATACGGCATTTATGAAAAAAGAGACCGCTGACTTCTCTGCGATAAGCACTTGGGGCGTATTTGAACTCGAGGACGGCGGACCGCGGATTATTCTTCTTGATGTTGTTAAAGATCGGTACGAATTTCCAGAATTACGTAAAAAAGCTAAAGAACAGTATGATTATTGGAAACCAGAGTCGGTAATTGTTGAAGCAAAGGCATCAGGACTACCTTTAACGTATGAATTAAGAAAAATGGGTATTCCAGTTATTAACTTTACACCAAGCAAAGGAAATGATAAACATACAAGGGTAAACTCAGTAGCTCCGTTATTCGAAGCAGGAATGGTTTGGTATCCGGATCGAAAGTTTACAGACGAAATGATTGAGGAATGCGCTGCATTCCCACTTGGCGAACACGATGACTTAGTGGACAGTATGACTCAAGCATTAATGAGATTTAGACAAGGTGGTTTTGTAGATCATCCCGAAGATTACGAGGACGAGGAACTTCCTGAAAAACGAAGGACGTATTACTAATGAGCCAATATCTTAACACACTATTGAAGGCAACTGGTAGAGCTGGTTTGGATAACGACCAAATCATGAATATTGCAAAAACTAAATACAAAAATATTGATTTGCGTATGGACCCTGATTTCCAGAGGCGAGAAGCTTTCAATATTAACGATGAAATGGTCGAACAGACAAAAAAGATAATGGATGAATATGGAAGCCATAGTCTCCCTCCAAAAATCAAAGCTAGATTAGAAGATTTTGCAGCTAAGGCAATTGCCTTTGGTGATGACCAACAGCTTTTAAGACACTCAAATGCATTTTTAAAACTTGCAGATGATCTTTACGGTACAGGAGGAGCTAACAATGTTACTAGTATGGTGCCTGAGCAATTAGCAAGACAAGCACATAAAAATTCAATGCAACTTGAAGGTTCTACTTACGGAGATTTCCCAGGACGACAAGAAATGATAAAAAAGAATATACAAAGGTTAATGAAAGAAGCACCAGGTGAAGTAGAAGTTTTAAGAAAGTATTTAAATAGTGGTTATGAAGGAACGTATGCTGAATATTTAAGAAATGAAGTAGATCCAGACAAGTGGCAGTTTTATCAAAATGTTTTCCCAGAAGGATATGGTGCCGGAGATTTTGCAACTGGTGGAAGAGTTGGAGCAGCTGGTGGAGGATTTATAAAAGAACTACTTAAATTACTTGGACGCAAAAAAGGAAAAGGTCTTGAAGCACTGGTACAACCTAAAACTCCTGCTGGCAATGTAGCTATGCGTAATTTACTTCCTGATAATGAGTTGGACATGAGAGTGTCTAGGGGCAAACTAATGCAAGAGCCTGGATGGTACAGAGATACTGTTTTAGGTGAGAGTAAAACTGGTAATGCTTGGCACAATTTAGGAAAAGAAACAGCAGATTGGACTGGGTGGAAACCTGATCCACAGAGTCCTATTGTTATGAAAGGCATAAGAGAAGGTTTTGCAAAACCTAGAGAAGGGATTATGCAAACATCAAAAATAGATGATGAGATTAACAGTATGATGACTGAAATGAAAGCTATGAAAGAGAGATCAGAAAAAATGATGCTCGACGCTGATTTTAAAATGCGCGACATGAAATCACAAGAAGCTATGGTAGATGCTTTTGTAAGAGATTTAGACGATGGAATTGATCCAGGAACAGCTATTAAGAGATTTACAGCGGCTTATAAAAAACTTAGAGAGCCTCACGCTACTGGCGGAAGAGTAGGACTTAAATTTGGCGGCGGGATACTAAGTAAGCTATTTAAAATGGGCACAGCAGGAGATGCTGAAAAAGCACACGCAAGAATGAAAGGTCCTTTTAATACTGGACACAGTTCTGTTGATCTAGGAGATATGCAACAATATAAAAATATTATAAATGATCCAAAAACAGAATTAGATGCAATTTATGAATTAGAAGATATGGTACAGAACTCTGCTAGATATACTGAAGCACAAAAAGCAGCTTTCTTAAAATTAATTCAAAAAGAAAAATTTAAAGTGCAAATACTTTATGATGATCCAAAACTACAAAGAATGGCAGAAGCAGACCCAGAAGGTTTTGATCAATGGTTAAACTATATGATTAGTAAAGACCCTTCAGCAGGTGGTTTTGCAACTGGTGGAAGAGTTGGTTTACATGAAGGCGGTATGTTAGGTTCAATGGGAGTTGAAGATGGAAGTTATCAAGCAGCAGAACAAGCACAGAATCCATATCAACAAGCTTACAAAGATGCCGCAAACAATATGACAAATGAAGATTTATTAAGCCCTCAATTTCAACGCGCACAACAAGATGCAAATCAATATCGACAACAGTATACGCAAAGAGTAAACGAGAGAAACAACGACCTAGTAAGTCGCTTAAGTCCTTTTCAAGTAGCACAACAAGGAACAAATTCTTATGACCCATTAGGTCAACTTGCAAATGCAGCAGGACAAGGAAATCGTATAAGCAACCTTCCCGGATCACAAGAGGTATCTAATCTAGAACTAGGTCTCGGACTGCAAAAAGGACAAGAGAAACTAGGTGGCGCGATAAATCAAAACCATAGTCAATTACTACAGGCAATTAGTGGGCAAAAAGGTGGACATGGTGGACATGGTGTTTCAGCTTTTGGTCAAGTGGGTGGACAACAACCATCAAATGTGCTTAGTAGCATTAATATGCAACAACTTGGTGGAGCAATGGGCATAGGCGGATTATTTGGAATGAGGAGCTAATATGGCAATAGATAAAAAAGCAATACCAGACACACTCGTAGATGAATTGAAAGATTCACAAACAGTCTATGATGCAGAGGTAGAATTAGAAGCAGGAGAACCTGAAGAGTCAAATGTTGAAATGACTGAGGATGGTGGTGCGGAAATTAACTTTGGTCAACCACAAGCCCAACAAGGCTATGCAGGACACCAAGAAAACTTAGCTGAGGTTTTAGAAGAGAACGATCTTAACGAAATCTCAAATGAAATACTTGAAGAATACGAAGAATGTAAATCTTCTAGAAGTGATTGGGAAAAAACTTATACAAATGGTTTAGATCTACTTGGATTTAAGTACGAAGATAGAACTGAGCCTTTTCAAGGATCAAGTGGTGCCACACACCCAGTTTTAGCAGAAGCAGTTACACAGTTTCAGGCTTTAGCTTATAAAGAACTACTTCCAGCAGGTGGCCCAGTAAGAACACAAATAATAGGTTTAGAAACCCCAGAAAAAATAAAACAATCACATCGTGTAAAAGAATTCATGAATTATCAGTTAATGATAAATATGAAGGAGTACGAACCTGAATTTGACCAAATGTTATTTAATTTACCGTTGTCAGGTTCTACATTTAAAAAAGTTTATTATGATGCTCTTCTTGGAAGATGTGTTTCTAAATTTGTTCCAGCAGAAGATTTATATGTTCCATATAACTCAACTTCACTAGACGATACTGAATGTATCATTCATAAAATTAAAATGACAAAGAACGATGTAACTATGCAACAACTTGCAGGTAATTATATTGATGTTGAACTAGGAGAAGGTAGTTCTGTTTCAACAGATCAAATAGCAGAAAAGAAAGATGAGTTATCTGGAGTTGATCCAGATAAGAATGAAATATTTACAATACTTGAAGCTCACGTTCATTTAGAGCTTCCGGGATTTGAAGACATTGATCCTAAGACAAATGAGTCTACAGGAGTTAAGTTTCCTTACATAGTAACTTTGGACGAAGGTTCAGGGAAAGTTTTATGCGTAAAAAGAAACTGGGATGAACAAGACCAGACTAAAAAGCGTAAAGACTATTTCGTCCACTTTAAATTTCTACCAGGGCTCGGATTTTACGGGTTCGGCTTAATCCACATGATCGGCGGCTTGTCGCGAACTGCAACAGCAGCACTAAGACAACTTTTAGACGCCGGCACCTTGTCAAACTTACCAGCCGGATTCAAAATGCGAGGCATCCGCGTCAGAGACGAAGCTCAACCGTTGCAGCCGGGCGAGTTCCGTGACGTAGATGCTCCTGGTGGAAACCTTAAAGATGCATTCATGCCTTTACCATTCAAAGGCCCAGATCCAACATTACTTCAGTTAATGGGAACAGTCGTAGGCGCGGGCCAGCGGTTCGCGAGCATTGCTGATCTACAAGTGGGCGACGGTAATCAATCAGCGGCTGTTGGTACTACAGTTGCATTATTGGAGCGCGGATCGCGGGTTATGTCTGCGATACATAAAAGAATTTACTCAGCAATGAAATGTGAGTTCATGCTACTTGAGAAATGTTTCGTTACTTATTTACCAGCTATATATCCTTATGATGTTGTTGGTGGACAAAATGAAATATTCCAAGCAGACTTTGATGAAAAAATAGATATCATTCCAGTTGCTGATCCAAACATCTTTTCACAAACACAAAGAATTGCGATTGCACAAAGTGAGTTACAAATTGCAATGTCAAATCCTGCTATGCATAATGTTTATCATGCTTATAGACATATGTATGAAGCATTAGGTGTAAAAGATATTGATCAAGTTTTACCACCCCCTCCTCCACCACAAGCGATGGATCCAGGAACAGAAAATATTTTAGCGTTGAATGGTAAAAAGATTCAAGCGTTCCCTAAACAAGATCACCAAGCACATATGAAATCTCACTTGTTATTTATGGGTACTACTATTTGTAGAAACAATCCTCAAGCTTTAGGAATTTTACAACAGAACTGTATGGAGCATATTACATTAATGGCTCAAGAACATGTTGAGTTAGAGTATCAACAAGAAGTACAACAGATGCAGCAAATGCAGCAAGCTATGCAGCCAATGATTCAACAAATGGAGCAGAATCCTCAGGCGCAACCAAACCCTAAACTTCAACAACTGCAAGAGCAACAAGCAAACTTACAAGTTGCAATCGAAGCACGTAAGTCAACTTTAATTGCAGAGTTCATGGAAGATTATGCAAAAGCTGAAAAAGAAACTCTTAATCAAATAGACGGCGATCCTTTATTGAAATTAAAAGATAGAGAACTTGACATTAAAGCAAGAGAAGACCAAGCTCAGCAACAACAAGCAGAAGAGAAACTTAATCTTGAAAGATCTAAGATGCTACAAAACAGAGAACTAGCAGAAGAGAAAATGCAAGAAAATGATAAACACCAAAAACTAAGAGCTGCTGTATCTTTAGCCAAAGATGGTATTAAAGATATGAAAGCTAATATTTTAGAAAAGAGAAGTGACTAATGTCATCATATACAGATAGATTTGGAACAGGAGCTATGCCTACTTTCAACATAGGGCAAGGCCAAGGTAACACTTCTTGGAAGTATGGTGGAGATGAGTCTGCAGCTATAATGGAAGATCATTTAGCAGAACGAGCAGCTGATTATGCTGATCAAAAAGCTTTCTTTCAAGATACTACTATGCCAGCCCTTAAGGCTATGTTTAATCCTGATGAACCAGAAAAAGATCCTATGGATGCTTATCTTGACGAAGAGGCTGCAGCAATTGCAGCTGCAGAAGAAGAACAAGAAGGAATAGCTTTAGATCGCCATGCAGCAGCAGTCGAAGCAATGACCGATGACCATGCTTACAGAGAGTCTTGGCGGGACGGTCATTTGGGTGGAGCGGATGAGACTGGGGCAGTAGCAGGTGGAGGAAAACAAGCTGCAGGTTTGGCTGCTTTAGCTTTGGGGACGGGCAGTAAAGCAATTCCTGCTTTGGGTGCTTTGATTTTTGGTGGGTCAGCACTTCATGATAAGTATACAAAAATAGATCCTCATTTAAGAGAGAAGATAAAAGAAGCTGATCCAGAGGCTTTCACTTCTCATGAGAGAGAAGATGCCACATGGAAAGATAAGTTTTCAGACTACTGGATGAATCTAGGAGGTTTCCAGTATAATTTAGCAGACGGCGGTCGTGTAGGAATGAATACAGGTGGTTTATTGCCTTGGACACAAACCATGGACTCAGACTATGCTAATCAATATTACAACCAGTTTAATGATCCTGTTTATACAGCTACTCAAGGTGCAACAACACCTACTAACCCTACAACACCAGACCCTACTTTAGGATTTGCAGCTCCAATGACTCCCGCTGTGCCTCTTTCTGGAGGTCTTG